CATTAATCAAAATTCCAGTGTAACCAGGAACTGTTTCAAAAGATCCAACTTGTTTGGATGGAGCAGTGATCTCTCTTACAATTGGTTGTGGTGTTAAATTCTTTTGATAGAAATCAAAGTAAATAATCTGATTATTTTCAACTGTTCCACCAAGAGTTAGATACTTACCAGAAAACAGATCAGATCTACTTCTTGCAAGTTTGATTCTATTCTCATCAACACGTTTTACATAATAAACAGAAGCAGCAACGTTATCAAAGGAACTAAATGATTCAGTAACAACTTCAACACCATCAGGAGTTGTTGTAGTTGTTTTGATAGAACCAGGTTGATAATAGATTGCATCACCAGTGATGAAACCGTGATCAGAAGAGGTTGTTAATACAAGAGTTTGAGAATCTGATGAACTTCCAGAGAAGGTAATCTTCTTATCATAGGGATTGATCTGTGTATCACCATAATGTGGAATAGAATTAGATGAAACTAAAACATCACCATCAAATTTGGAGTATGTGTTTTGAACATTAGCAAAATAGTTGTTCAGAACAGGATAACGAGTTGAATTGCCCTTAAGAATTTGATTCTCAAGAGTGTAAACTAAACGAGTATCAATAGTTTGGCTTAAACGTGCAACAAATTGAGTTTCTGAGATAATTTTATAGATTACACCGTCAGTAATATCACCAATTGAACTTTTTAGCTTGATTTTATATTGTGGGTTTAAAAGTTGACTATCAAACGTTTGAATTTCATAAGCATTTTCAGTTACGTCAACCAATTTGACGGATTCTACGTCCCACTCTGTTTTTGTGTTGAATTTCCAGTTTTTGGATCTTGTTGACTCATCTTCATAACCAAGAGATTGAAGTGCAACAGTGTCACCTTGGTTATAGTAGTTGGTTTTCTCATCTAACTGCAATTCAGTTAGAGTTGAAGTCATTCTTACTCTAATTTCTTGAGAAGTGTCAATTCCAACATACGCATAAGAGTAAGTATTTTCTCTAATATCAGTTTTTTCGGAAAGGCTATCAAAAACACCAGAAACACTCAAAAACTGATTATAGGTCTTATCACCATAAGTTAAAATTCGTGAATCACCATCAGAATTAGTAACATAGAGGTAACCAGTTTGAGCAAAACCAACTGTTGAGTCAACATCGATGAATGTTGCTCCAACGGAAACTGAATTTAGAATTTTTGTTTTAGGATTTGGTTCAAATTTACCAAAAATAGTTCCATTTGTGTCAATATCTCTCTGATAACCATAATCAATGGAAATTTGATAATATTGACCTTGATCATAAAGAAGTCTTTCGACGTTTGTTACAGTACCTCTGGAATTTGTCGAATCTTGATATAAGGTAAGATTCTTTAGTTGAAGAGGATCTCCTAAAATCTGTTCAACAACAAAATCCTGAGTTACTTTGTATTCTGCATCAGAAGGTCTGAAGAGAAACTCACTTGGGCGAATAACATTGACATTTTCACCATAAAGTGCTTTGAAGAGAATCTTAAATGCATTATCAGTACCCTTAGACTGATAAAAAGTATCAGAATTGATGATAAAGTTTCTCTGATTCAACCCAGAATAGAGATTTCTTTCAGTAAATCCAGGAACAAACTGTTTTTTCAGTTTTTTGAAGAATTGCTGAAGAAAAAGTATGTTTAAATTGTAAATTACAGCACCAGATTTGTGTTTTTGAGCTACAGATTCTTCAAAAACAAGTTGATCTGGTTCATTTGAGCTAATATATGACGTAATTCCGCTAAAACCTCTTACACAACCCTCAAAAGTGGTTGCGGTTTTGTGTGTATATGTGATAATTTCATCATCAATCTTCAAAAGACCATTATTTTCAGGAAAACCTTCAGTAAAATTGCCTGAAGCTGAAGAATTGATGGTAGAATCAGTAAAACTGATGTCGTTTTCAAGAATTGTTGAATTTTTTAGGTTAAAAAGGTTCTCAACCTTGACATATTGGTCAAGATTTTGCACCAAATCAAGTGTACCACTCTGAAATTCCTGAGAAACGTAGTATTGTTGCAGAAATTCTTCTAAAAGTGGAAAATCTTCTCTTACATAGCGAGGGAGTTGGCTCGCAACGATGTCCTGAAACTTTACTCTATCTATTGTCATCGAATTTTAGTAAGAATATGTGGTACCAGACGAAGATGTGATCGTTGATCTGGAGTAGCTACCAGAAGAAGACGATGTATTTGATGAAGAACTCACGGAACTTGGTGCCAAAGATGATATAATTGGAGTTCCACGAACTAACGTGTTACCTTGATAACTGGAAGTCACAACATAGTCACTTCCAGATACATCATCACCTGAAGAAATACGATCGTTAATCATATTTACCACAGTATTTGAGGGGTCTAACTGGAGATAAAGATCTTGAAGACCAATTACATCGTTAGAGTAAGGTGTGGCTGAAATTTCAACAATAGGAACACCACGATTTACTTCTGTTGAAAGAATTTTGATTGGATTTAATCTAATTTCACCCTTGATATAATCAACAATTCCAACATTGTTTCTCACAACAATGTATTCTGTGGGAGAAAGGAGTTTGAAGAGGAAAACTTCACCAGTCAAAAGGTCAGAATTTGCAACATCACCCAAATAAACAGTGTCATTTACGCCACTAATCTTGAATCCAGACGATTTAATGTTAAATCCAAGAGTCTGACTATTGAAAACTGGACGATGGCCGTGATTCTTCACATAAAAACGGTTACCATAACAGATTTCATACTCTGCAAACTGATTCAGTTTAGCTCCTAAGTCACGTCTCATGTCAACTGTGGTGATGTTTGACGTAATTGACTCGTGACTTTCGTCAATTACCTTCTGGAACTTACTGAATTTGAATCTTGCACCGAACTTATTCAGTTGAGTTGAGTCTGCATAATTGTTAATGTTGTTAGTAACAATCGATTTTACATATTGTGGTGTTGGTGCAAGGTTGGTGTTGTAGTAAACTGACGAATTTGTCTCAACATAAAGGTATTTCAGGTCTACAATTTCACTAACAATACCAGCAACAGTGTATTTTCTAAGATCAAGTTGGATATTTCTCTTAACTTCTGAAGAAAGATATACACCATTATAGGGTTTGATGCTCACAAACACCTTTCCATACACTGGTGGAACCAAATCTTCACCACCAAAAGCGGTTACTGACTCAGTTTCTGGATAAATCTGAGGAACAATAGCTTCAAAATCAGCTGCCGTTACTGCACGATACTGAGAAGAGTAGATTTGAGTGGAATATTTTCTAACTGATTCGACACTTTCAATGTCTGATCCACCTTTGGACGCTGTGTTGGTGGATAAAAGTGAGATTCCAGAGGTAATTGGATTACCATTGTTGTCTGCAATTTGTCCAGCAAAGGAGAAACCAGAGATTCCATTACCATCTTCACCATTTGTGATGATGTAACTTGCTGTAATGTAGTTTGGTTCTTGAAGTTTCTGACCAAAAATACCATCACCAAAGAGAAGTTCATATCTTTCTCCATCAGATTCGTGAAGAAAATAGATTGGTGAGGTTGAAGTTACACTTACAAGACTATCAAATTGATTATACTTTCTTGAAACTGTTGATTGTTGTGATTCTTTTACGATCACAGAAATCAATGATGTATCAATTCCAGAGTTTGTAAGAATAAACTTCTGATTTGGTGTTTGTGAACTTACTGTAAAATTCTGAGTAACGTAAGTTCCCTGATAAATGTCAATATTTTTGAATTCTGCAACTCCATTAGACTTAACAGGAACTGTAATATCAGAAGGAATTGAGAAAATGTAACTCTGAGTTCCAAACTGTCTATTAGTAATAGCAACAATTCCAGCCTTCAGAGTTAAAGTAACAGCTGTTGTATTAGAAGCGTTTACAGTGAATGAGATATTTGCTACAGATGCCTTACGAGAACGAGGAACATAACCAATGTTCCTTGCGAGTGATACGATATTATTTCTTAAAGTGGCACTATCAATGAAGATCTCATTCGTCACCATGTTGGCGTTGTATGAGTTGATGTAGGTGTTATAAGCTAACGTGTCGATGATCGTTGAAAGGTTGGATCCTTCAAAATCATAATCAGTAAAGTTAGAGTTGGCACGCAAATAATCCTTGATGGATTCTTTGATCTGATCAAAGTCTACGTTGCTGAAATTTACTAAAGGCATTTACCTAGTAAGTTGAAGTGCAAATGTAAGTTCTTGTTGTCCAGCATCAATTCCAACGATAAAGTATCGAATCAATACATCAAAAGCATTTTCATCATAATTTGGAGTCACCTCTACATTCTCCAATTCAACTCTTGGTTCGTAGTTGTTGATTGTATTTTCGATTTCTGAACGAATGGCTGAAGCAGTCAATTCATCCATATTTTCAAATAACAGATCATAAACTCTCGAACCAATGGTTGGTTGAAATGGTTTATCACCAGGAGAAGTCAATACAAGATTTCTGACTGAGCGAGCAATTGCGTTCTCATTCTTAATTGCAATGAGATCGTTGTTTATAGGATTGATCTGAAAAGATGCACTAATGTCCTTAAAACCTTTGCTCGTTCTTTCAACAGGCACTTGAGATGTTACAACAATCGTTCTTATTTAGTCGATAAGTGTGACGGTTTCTGTTGTCGTTTCGTCTTCTAAATCTGTGGTTTCAAATAAACCATCAGTGTTCTGATTTCTTCTATTCTTTGGAGTTTGGCGATCATTCGCAATCTCTCTCAGAAGATTCTGTTCGTTGTTTTCCATTTCTTTCCTTTGATGTTTTCCAAAAGTATTCATCTTCACGTCCCATTCCCAATCGATCAAATCCATTCTCTACAGAATATTCAATAGTTGAAACTTTGAAATCTGGTTGTAATGGTTGTTCGGGAGTGAGACTATTATCATAGATTCTCATTCGATTGTTTGGATAGAGAGCATATTGCCCATTCTCCAGTTCAATCAGATTATGAGATTTGTGTTCTGCTGGCTTCTCACTGGTTGCATAATCAATGAAATCAGGATCACTATGATAGTTATCTATAGTACAAATGTAAGTTCCCTTCATTATACCATGATCACGAGTGTAGAGTTCAAAATCCATTGAACCAATGAACTGTTTATGAATTGAGACTACACCATAATCCATACAGTTCCAAAACTGTAGATTGGGTAGATTCAAATCAGGATCTGGTGTCTCTGGTTTTGACACAAATGCACTAATTGGTAACTTATCATACATTGCTGCATATTCTGGTAGATAAGTTTCAAAGTAGAAGGCACGTCCTGGGATCGACTTACAAGAGACCCAAACACCTTTGACAAACTCACCATGACCAAACTGGTGATCTGTTAGATATTCTTTTCTAACCCAGATCTCTTCACTTGGAAGATTGCAAATGAGTGTTGACATTTAATCCTTTTCCTTTTTCTTATTTAAGCATTAAAAACCCCCCGAAGGGGGTGATGATTATCGTCCTTGACCTCTATATCTCTTCTTTGCCTTATTACGAGATGTAGCTGCGTATTTGGTATTACGTCCTGAACCCTGTCGTGTATTCTTAGGGAGTGACTCAAGAATGTCAACTCCACCCTTACCCTTTGAAAACTTTGCCATTGTTACCTCAGATTACACGAGTCTTTTCATGTCCCACACGAATGCGGGGATCACACCAAATTTCATAACCAGCATCAATTGCATCCAAACAGAAGGATACGTCTTCACCACACATATCTTGTACAGCTCCAGATTCAAAGACTTGCATCTTAGGAGCAAACCAAGGATACTTCATCTTCTCATCTTCAAACACACCGTTCTTGATCATGACCCAACCAAAACCAGTGTAATCAACAGTAAATGGTTTCTTACGCTTCGTAATACCATCAACCATCTCATGATTCATCACACCACCATTATTACGGAAGTCATCCTCTTCCAACCAGTGTGCAACAGAGGTTGTGCGACCATCTTCAGTGGAATACCAACCAGCACTAATAGGATGATCCTTTGTCTCATCAATTGAACCATCTTCATTCACTGATTCTGCAGGAAGTGCCAGATCACACAGTTGCCAGAACTTCTCTGTGTTGAACATGATGTCACTATCAATCCACAGTTGATAATCATACTTCAACTTACCATCCCAGGGAATCTGATCAGGTCCTCTCAGTACGTTTGCACCCAAACACTTACAACGTGCAAAGTTCACCATTGAAGAATAATCTTGAGAGATTTGAATGCTCATCTGGTTTTGAACCAAATCAAAACACAGTTGAACAAAGTTCTTCATAAAAGCATATGAACATCCACGTCCAGGAAGACAAAAGACAATTGCCTTACCTCGCATTCTTTCTTTAATCGCATCATAGTCCCACTCAGCTTCTTTTGCTTTGGTTGGTGGTGCAGATGCTTTAACAGTAAAACCTTTGGCCATGAATAAAAATCACTCCATTTCAGTGAGTATTATAATGTCTTATTTAGTTTGAATCAAGCAAAGAGGAGTTCTTCTAACACACTCTTTTGTGGTTCTTCAGTTTCACGAACCTTATAGTTCATAATCAACAACTCTTCTTTCTTGTTCTTGTTCTCCTTACGATGAGCAAGACTATAACGAAACTCAAAGTTCTCCATGTGGAAATCAGCAAACTGTTCTCTCAACCATGGATGTTCATTATAGGTAATCATCCAGTTGTGTGGAGTGTCCTTACAAGATTGAACAAAGTCCTCATGAGAGAAACCAGTGTGCATCTCCTTATTCTTACCATACAACATATCTTTAATCAGATAAGGTGGATCAAGAAACACAAAGACATCCTCACCAGGAGCTTCCATCAAGTTCCGATAGTCTTGATTAGTAATTCTCCAGGGTTGAATAATCTTACTGATATCAGCAAGTTTACGAATCTTACTTTGAGAAAAGATCGTATTCTTATAGGAGTCACGAATAAAAGCGTTCTTATTCTGTTCAGTAAAACCACCAAAACTCGAACGATTCAGGACATAGAAAGCAGTAGCAAGATCAAAAGGATCACTTGACCCATCAATCAAATCTCTCATGTCAGCATACAACTGACGATGTTTCTGTTCGAGTTCAGTGATATCTTCTGCTCGACAAGCTTCATCCTTCAACTCCAGAAGACGATTAATCAGTGAATCAGAATTCGTTTGAAGTTGCGTCCAGAAGACATATAAGTTATAGTAAAGGTCATTGACCCAAACAGGAATATCTGGATACATGACAGAGAACGCAAGAGCGCAACTCCCACCACCAAGGAAACCTTCTCGATACTCCTTGATGTTCTCAGGAATCATATTCTTACGAAACAGGTAATAGATGATTCTTGACTTTCCTCCAGGATAACGAAGGACTGTAGGATACTTACGACGTTCTTTCATTGAATCTTATCTCGATTGTTTATTATAGAGGATTTTTAGCGGTTTTTCAACCACGGATTTTTCGGAGGGTTTTTATAAGGTCCCAATAAGGTCCCAATAAGATCTCAGTATTCCATACGAAT